GAAAAGTATTAAAGATATTAAGACTCAACAAGTCTTGAAAAAACATGGGGTTTTGTGATGGCTAAAAAACAAGATTTAAAATATGATGACTTGGTAAAGGTCAAACCTATTACTGACAATCAAAAAGTTGTATTTGAAGAATACAAAAAAAATAAAAACTTATTTCTTCACGGTGCAGCTGGAACTGGTAAAACTTTTATTTCTTTATATCTTGCACTACAAAATGTGTTAGATACAGAGAGTCCATACGATACTGTGTACATTGTAAGAAGTGCAGTACCTACAAGAGAGATTGGTTTCTTGCCTGGTGATGAAGAAGATAAAACTGCATTGTATCAAGTACCATATCAAAATATGGTTCAGTTTATGTTTGAACAACCAACTGACCAAGCATTTAGTATGTTATATGATAGATTGAAAGCACAAGGTTCTGTGATGTTCTTGACAACTTCGTATCTTCGTGGTATAACATTAGATAATTGTATTATCATAGTTGATGAATGTCAGAACTTGAACTTTCATGAATTAGATACGATTATGACTCGTGTGGGTCAAGATGCAAAGATTATATTTTCTGGAGATTTTTTCCAGACAGATTTAAGTAAAAATGCAGATAAAGATGGTATGGCACATTTTATGGATATTCTAACAGAGATGGAAGAAATTTCTGCAATTGAATTTAATATTGGTGATATAGTTCGTTCTGGTTTAGTTCGTAGTTATCTGATTGCAAAAACTAAAAAAGGAATAGAAACTTAATGCCTAAGATATTTAAGACACAATCAACTCACGAGCCGGTCAAGAAAGGTACTTCCATAGGAAGAACACCTATAACTTCTACAATGAATAAAGAGAAACGTAGAAATTTTAAAAAATATAGAGGACAAGGTAAATGAAAGAGAATTATGAACATTGTTTAGGAATGATTCTACATCATGAAGGCGGTTATGTAAATCATCCAAAAGACCCAGGCGGTGAAACCAACATGGGCGTGACTAGAAGAGTATATGAAAATTGGTGTATAGAACAAGACCTTTTTCAGAAAGATATGAAAAACTTGGAGTTTAGTGATGTTGCACCGATTTATAAACAGAATTATTGGGACAGATGCAAATGCGATTCGCTACCTAATGGTGTGGATTTGTGTGTTTTCGATATGGGTGTTAACGCTGGTACTGGGCGAGGAGCAAGGTTTCTACAGAAGTGTGTCGGCGCTGTTAGTGATGGTGCCATTGGCCCTAATACTCTTAGACAAGTAGATGAATGGATTGCAATGCGAGGAGAAGAAGATTTGATTGTTGACTATTCAGAAAGACGTAGAAATTACTACAAAAGATTGAAAACCTTTTCTACCTTTGGGAGAGGTTGGTTAAGAAGAGTTGAAGAGACAGAACTTGAAGCTCTTAAAATAGCAGGGGTTTACTTACAAAACTAAAGGATATATGATGACATTTATACATAATGCACTACCAATTGAAATACCAGAATTGAAAACAAAAAATGTAAACCGTAAAAGGTTTTATCAGACTCCAGATGGTAAACTATATCCATCTATTACTACTGTTCTACAGAAGAAAAAGATGGTTGGATTATCTGAATGGAGAAAAAGAGTCGGAGAAGATGTTGCTAACTATATTGCACGAACTGCTGCAAATAGGGGAACAAAAGTTCATCAAATGTGTGAAGATTTCTTAAATAACAATTTTGATGAAGAAGTTCATAAGAAGAATTTTTTACCATACACATTGTTCAAACAAATTAAACCAATCCTTATGCAAAATGTGAATGACATTTATGCACAAGAGTGTTCACTCTTTTCTAATAAATATAAAGTAGCAGGACGAGTCGATTGTATTGCAAAGTATAATGGAATCGAATCAATCATAGATTTCAAAACTTCTACTAAAGAACGAAATGATGATTGGAACGAATCCTACTATATTCAAGCATCTGCATATGCAGAGATGTTTGAAGAACGAACTGGTGTTACAATTAACCAAATTGTAATATTAGTTGTAACAGAAGATGGAGTTGTTCAAGAGTTTGTTAAAGACAAAGGAGAGTATATCCCTAAGTTAGTAGAAGCGATTGATGATTTCACTACAGATTGGGAAAAAGAAAATGAAATGGTTCGTAGTAGTAGTAATGATGTTTCAGCCTGACGGCACAACACCATTATGGATACCCTATTCTGCATTTGATAATAAAGAGGACTGCCTGAATTATGTTGTTGCAAATCAATTTGGATTATTTGCAAAAGCGATACAACAATACGAGGGTAGAATACCACCTCAAAAAATATCATGTGTACCGAAAACAGAAATGGAAGAACTTTTGAAACCAGTAGAACAACAAATGAACGAGGAAAAAAAGAGTGTATGAGTATAAGTGTAAACTTGTCAAAGTAGTTGATGGAGATACTATTGATGTTGACATTGACTTAGGTTTTGGTGTATGGATGCGTAATCAAAGAATTAGAATGTATGGTATTGATACTCCAGAATCAAGAACTTCTGATAAAGTAGAAAAAGTATATGGTAATGCAGCTAAGGATTTCTTAGTTAAATGGACAAATGCTGGTGACCTCACTTTGAAAACATTCAAAGATGATAGAGGTAAGTTTGGTAGAATTTTAGGTGAGATTTGGTTTGGTGGGGAATATAACATCAATCAGATTCTTGTTGATAATCACCATGCAGTACGTTATCATGGTCAATCAAAAGATGAAATAGAAGAAGAGCATATTTTAAATCGAGAAAAAGTTAAAGTTGACTTGACTTCTGTATCATAATCTGATATAAATAGAACATAATTCGTTGATACGATTCAACGCATGATTAGGACGAGGGTGCGATACCCTCCACCTCCACCATAAACACATGGAAGCACAGTTATCGTGTGCTTATGATGGGGGTGAAATAGGTTCGACTAATATGTAGAGATGAGAGTAGAATTATCGGTTGACTGCGTAATAGGTCAAAACTCGTAAATGCAAACGATAACAATGCATATGTAGATTACGCTCAAGCAGCTTAATCGTACTGAGTTTCGGTGGTGTACTTGGAAACAGAAACATCACCACTTAAACAACTAAAGGTATATTATGAGACAATTTATATATGATGCTTGGAATGGAGTTATGGATAATGAAAAAAATCCATTACGACATATCCCAGATACAAATACAAGACATATGGTACTTCAAGTTCTTGCTTGGATGTGGTGTATTACATTTTCTATGTTTTTTGGTAGTATGTGGATGTTTGGTATTACTGCGTTTGCACATATCTTTATTTTGGCTGCAATCGCAATTACAGTTGCAACATTTGAAACTGCAAAAAGAAGACCATCTTTTTTTTTAAGGATGGAAAAAGGAACTAATGGATACCATACACCTAGTCGTACAAGACATATGTGGTACAATGGTAAAAGAATAGAATTGGATAAAAATGATGTCGGTGGTGAACACGAATAAACTAATGACTCCTACTAAATTTTCTATGGGAATAGAAAAACTTGCAAATGATAGTGAATCTACTTATCTTGATGCATTGATAGATTATTGTGAAAAAAACTCTGTAGAACCAGAGCAAGTAAAACCCTTAATCACAAAATCTTTAAAAGAAAAACTAGAGGTCAATGCAAGGGAATTGAACTTCTTACCTAAAGTAGCAACCTTACCTATATGATGAACATGGACGCTTTTGACGCTTACAAAATCTATATTGCATTAAAATCACACTTCAATAGTGATTATGATTTCAACAAATATCACGGTAAAACTAGTGTTACCCTAGATTCATTCTTGAAAAGGAGTGATAGGTCTTTCTTTGGTAGAGTTGGTAGAAAATATAAAGATGATACTAAACAGTTCTTCATCTCTAATTTTCTTTCCGACCCTAAAGGTTGGATAGGAAACTTTGATGATGTAACTTATGTTGAATATCAAAAAAGACAACAAAGTTTAAACTATACCTTTGAAACAGATTTAGTAAACATTATTAGAAAAGGTGGTAATATAGAAAATGTATTGAATGTAAAAGATGGTCAACATCCAATGTTACTAAAACAATGGTTGGGTGCAAAAGTTAGTACTGAAACCGTAGTAATATTAGAATCATTATTTTCATATTCTAAAAATTGGGATAGAGATATAGAAGAAAATATACTATGGCCAGACTGTAAAAAACTTATAGAAAATTACCGTTCTGTCTTGACTTTTGATAAAGAATGGTATAGAATAAAGACAATCAAATTAATTAAGGAGTATTCTGATTATGAAGAGTGAAGCACTAGAAGTTATGAAAGAGCGAGATTTCTACCATGCAAAGGTAGATGAGCAAAAGTCGTATATCCGTAAATTGGAATACGATAATGCAGAACTCGTAAAGAGAGATAAAGAACTCTCTGCGAGGTGTAAAGACCTTGCGACTAATCCACCTCGTAGACCTAATAGGAGATACACTAATGGAAGAGGTTAGGAACACCAAAGTGTATAAAGCAAGGTATACTGTATCAAGAGATGGTATGCCTGCTGTTTCTATTCCATGCAGTCCTATAAAGTATCATGTGGAATGTTACAAGGGTAAAAAGTTAGTTTCTTTTCTAACTAGAAATACTATTAGTGAAGCACATCATGATGCAAAGAGTTTTGTGAATGTGGCCGTTTAAAAAGAAAGTGGATACAAGACCAGATTGGGAAATCATGGCTGATGATGGAATGAATAAAAGTTTGAAGTTTGTCATTAGTTGTGTTTTCTTATATGGTGGTTATATTGTAGTCATTGAATTATATCATAGGTTTATTGGGTAATGGAAGTTAAAGTTATAGATGTTATGGGAACAGACTTGTCTGTGGTTAATGCTGCAAGAGTTTCGTTTGCAAAAGAACATAAAGAATTAG